CGCGAAGAGTTAAGGAGCTAGGTTTCTTTGCCATTAGACAACTCTACGCAGGTTAGCCTGCTTTGTGCGCTCTGCGTCAAAAGCTAGTTGCCCAAGCATGATCTTCTTTTTGAGTGTCTCAGCCTTCAGGCTGGCTTGCTGGACTGTTCGATAGTGGTTGGCCCACTCTCCACTTGATCTTGTTTCTGTTTGAGCCTTAGCAGCGCTTGCCCCTGCATCCATGTGCGCCTTCTGGCTACTCGCTTCAAAACTCTTAAAAGTTGTTTCTGCTTCAATTGCTTCCCGACTCGCCCCCTCCCACTCATTTATACGTTGGCTTAATCTATCCAGTATCTGATCCATTCGATCCATGACTCTCTCCCTCTTTCGTTTAGACATGCCGTGACATTTAGTAGGGTTTGGTGGCCCATACCAATCTTAGTCTCTATTGCTAGTCCGTATTTTCACTCGACCACTTCCACGCTGGCCCAGACGTTGCCCACCTCCCATACCCATATATCAACTGGGGGGGAGGGTTTTTGCCACCTTTAACGAGTGTTCAATTTGGCGTTCCTACTAAGACGCCCGGATTCAAGCAAATTGTCTTTGGTCGTTCTGCTCAACGGGCCAACCACCCGCACCCGTACGCTTTTGCGTACAAGCCTCTGCCACGATAGTGGAGCATAATTAGTCCCGTCTTCGACCACTCGGACGGGGCGAGCTAACAGGCAGGAAAGTGCCTTGGTCTGTAAAAGGGCCAGCCCCCCACAACAGGGGAGGGGATGAGGGATGAGGGACTGACCGCTAATCGTAGAAAACATCTGGTCGCAATTCTTCGCGTCGAACCGCTCCACCTGTCAACTTTTCCAACTTTACCACATGGATCGCAGGAACCCTGCTTTTCCATTTCTGAATATGTTGTCCACTGACCCCACACTGTCGGGCGATCTCAGCCTTTGACCCAACAATCTCAACGACTCTTTTGAATGCTTCTGTTTCCATACCGTTCACCATACAGATACACCCAGAGTTTGCAAGAACAATAACACAAAAAAAGTTTGCATTAGTGCTTGCATGGATACACCAGTAGTTTACTATAGCTTCAAGAACAAAGAGGAAAGGCAAGGATATTCGATGTTAAACGAATACGAATCTGGAACCTGTCAGGTTTGTGGCGTGGAATACGAACTTGAGCGGAAAGCTCCAGATCAGTCAGCGGTTATAAGACACTATTGGATCAACAACGAAGATTGGCTAGGTATCTCTGCCATGAAAGGTTTTGCGAATATATGCTTAGGATCTCACGAAAAACCTGCGGAGCATGAAAACTACATAACTTTAAGAATTATGAAGTCTTTGAAGATGGTTTTATCTACCGCTGAACAAACCGGGGCAACACTAAAAGAACAAGCCAAAGCAGCAGAAGCGTTGAGCGACTTAGCTTTGGTCGGGCAAAAGAAAGGATCACCTCTCTCTATTTATCAAGACAAAGGAGAGATGAGGCTAAAAATAGGCGCAAACAATGTTTTAATTGAACAGCATCAGCCTCGCCCGGCAGCGCATCCAAAAGCAAAGACTCCTTTAAGACCAAAGACCCCTTCGAGAGCACGACGGGATTCCCCTTACAAAGCATATCCTTTTGGAAGCAATATGGTGGGCTGCAAACCAGTTAACGTGAATGGAGGGCCGTGGGAATGGTCTTCGCTAAATATCCGAAACCCCGTAGAAGAAAGGATGATCCGTGAGTCTTTAGATTTAGGTCGAGATGTATTGTTGGAGGAGTATGAATGACGAACATACCTGATAGACCAATCGAATCTGATCCAGAGTTTCAGAGGCTTTGGGGTGATGACATCGACCAAACCACTTGCCCAACCTGCAACGCAGACATGGTGGACTTCCGAGATGTTGGTAAGAGCTTCATTCTCTGCCAGCACTGCGATCTTGATAAGCCCAGAAACAATGACGTGAACTTTAATCTGCATTGGTACGGGATGGACTCCTATCAGTCCTTCGATAATGGACTGGTCAGTGAAAGCCGTGAAGACATGGCAGAATTGCAGGTTTGGTGGGCTGAGAACTTCCATTGGGAGATTCGACAGCACCAAGACGGAAAGTATGTCAAAGCTGACATATTGGATGGTAATGATGCCGGGCAGTGGTTCATCTACAGTCGCGGCTATCAAATTGGATGTATAACGGAGAAGCAAAATGGATGAAAAGGATGATAAGCCCCTCTCTCAAACAGTAGACGATGTGCGTAACGCCATCGAGGACTGTGAACTACCGCTTGGATCTCATGAGAGGTTCGAGTTTATGCAAAACCAACTGAAGGAATTGATGAATGGCATTAGAACCAACGCTAATTAGCGCCTTAGTAAAGGCGCAGTCACAGATGTCCCACGCGGCATTTGACCAGACCAACCCACACTTTAAGAGCAAGTTCGCCTCGCTCAAGAGTGTGATCGACGCGGTTAAACCCGCACTAAATGCGAACGGAATAGCGTACATCCAGAAGTCTATCCCGATGGAGCATGGGATAGCTGTAGAAACTGTTTTCTACGGACACGGTGAGGAGCTATCCACCGGCGCAGTAGTGATGCCGATTGACAAGCCAAGCGCCCATGGCTACGCCAGCGCAACTACTTACGCAAAACGCATCTCTCTCTCAATGGCTTGTGGGATCGCGGCAGACGAGGACGATGATGGAAACTCTGCCGTAAAGAACACTACCGGGCGAAAGCCTCAGTCAGTCACGAAGACTGTTATCCAAGAAGAGGGCATCAAGGTCGATGAGGGAAAACGAGCAAGTTATATTTCCCTCCTCACGGAAGCCACTACCGCCGAGGATCACGCAGGCATGAAAGAACTGCTTGACGAGCTTCGCAGTGACAGTGATATGAAGCTAGCGGTGTGGGCAGAGCTTCCAAGCAACATCCGTTCAGCAATCAGAAAAGTGGAGAGCGAGAAATGAAAGATACTCCAGCTTATAAGTTGCATCGTAAAGATTCGCCGGATACGTCTGTCGAGGCAGCACATGCCGTAAAAGCAACCGAAATGGAATCTATAGTTTTGGAAACGATAAACACGCTAGGAAAAAACGGGTGCATCCAAGATGATGTTTTGCGAACTCTTCCGATGTATGCCTACAGCACTGTGACGGCGAGGTTTAAGGCGCTTCACGAAAAAGGATTCATAGAATATACGGGCGAAAAGCGGAAAGGTAGAAGCGGCAGAAATCAACGTGTAATGAGGAAAAAAGCATGAGCTACGATAACGAACTGAAAATCAGCCTGTGGAAAAGTGACGGCACCAATGCCAAAGCTCCAATCTTGAAAGGCAAAGCCACCATCAACGGCACTGAATACGACGTGGCGTTGTGGAAGAATGACAGCGATAACCCTAAAGCACCCACGCTCAACGGGAAGCTACAATTGCCTCAATCTCGACCGCAGAGCAATCAGCCAGCGTTCAAATCTGAACTTCCCCAGCAGGAGGACTACAAGGACGATATTCCATTTTGATGTAACATTGCCGAGCGGGTGATTCAGGTAGGTGAGCGGCAGCATCAGCCTCCCGTCAGGGCATGAGAAATAGATCGCTTGCTTGCGGCCCGCAACATTCACCGCCAAAGCGATCAACTGCCGCACTTAAATAGGATATTTCACGGCTCGAAATATCCTACCAATTAGGGGAAAAATATGGATAAGCACGAATTCACAGCACTTTATGAACAGTGGTTTGCTCTGCACCCATTTAAGCGTCGGGATTGGTCAGAGCTTGGAAAGGTACACTACCAAGCATTTTCAAGGGAAAGCGTTGCGCTTATGACCGAGGCGCTTGGTCAATTGACAGAACAGCAGTCTACTTTCCCTTCACCAGCTGACATTAGGAAGAAGCTAAACCAACTTTCTAGCAGCAAGACCGAAGCGGGAGAGGGGAAAACCAACGTAACATCGCAAAACGAAACTTTAGCCACTCGGCTCCTAGAGCATATCCACGGGGTTGAATATCAAGGCAAGGCCGTGAAGCGGCCTGAAGGAATCCCCTCTTGGGTCAGCGAGTTAGTTGAAAGGGTGAATAATTCACTCCCCGATGACTGCCCGATGAATGTCCGTCTGGCAAGGGTTGGATTAGCAGTAGCGCAGGGGGAACGATGAACGAAGCCGTAAAGAAATTTCTTGAAGAAGGCGGCCAGATCACGCAAATTCCGTTTGGTGTGCCTCGTGATATGAACACTTGCATGAACTGCAAGGGGCTATTCGAGAACAAGGAATTGACTAAAGGGGTTACTAGGCGATGCAAGACTTGCCACGAAAGGCATACGAGCTACAAGGAGCGCCGGTAGATTTGTTTTATCAAGCTATATTGTGCCAACAGAACCTTAGAGAAAGATACATCTCTGAGGTTCTAGCTTTAGTGATAGCGCCGTTCAGTGAAGAGACTAAACGTCAAATATACGAATGGCAGAGAGAGGGTAAGACGACCCGGTGGATGGCGGATCAGCTAGGTGTTACACGACACAAAGTAATGCTACTGACCAAGCGAACATCTTGGCCCACTCCGACCAGTCTATCTTGATGCGACCTATATATGAGACGCAAAAGGATAGGGATGGCGAACAAAGGCTTGCTCACCGAGTAGCTAGTGCATGGGGGCTAGAGGCAAAGGCCAACCCAAAGATGTATCCAATAGACTATACCTTTGTCTCAGGGAGTCAGGTTCGTGGGTTTGGCGAGATAAAGATACGCACTCACCCGTATGGTAGGTTTCAAACCTATATCCTTAGCGCTCACAAAGTGAGTGACGCCAAGAACCTTGCCGATACTACCGGGAAGAAGGTGCTGTTGATTGTTCAGTGGTCTTGCGGATCTATTGGTACGCTAGATCTTTCTGAGCCACCAGACTCCGTGGGATGGGGAGGTAGGGCTGATAGAGCAGACAGTCAGGACATGGAACCTGTCTGCCACTATCGAATCGAGAGGTTCAGTCTTCGATAACTTGAGCCTCTGTTGACTCTGGCTCTTCCGTCATCTCAGCTTTGATTTGTTGAGCGTGAAACATAATCAAATGCTCTAACTCTTGAAGCTCTATTTTTAGCTGGATCAGCCTTTCTCGCTGACTGAAAATCCGATTAGCAAGCAGTCGGCCAGACTCACTCAAATCCTCTTCTGTGTATTCGATTCCATCAATAGTTATCATTTGATTCTCCGTTGGTGAACGCTTAGTTTACTTCGTCACCCAGAGAACGCAAACAATGTGAGTCATCTGCGCGTCAGGTACGCCAGCAAGCCTCCCAGTGCTATAGGAAGAAATATCAAGATAAAGAATGCAGCTATGGCGTATTCCTTGGCCTGCTTCCAAAACGCCTTCTTTCTAGCCGCCTCTCTCGCCAGCCTTAACTGCTCGGCCTTCCTAGCATCGGCCATTTGCTGCATACACTCAGAATAGAGATGCCCGTTGCCAGAGATGGTGAACAGGTCTTTTATCTCCTTCATTGTCTCGTCTATCTGCTTTTTAGCCAGCGCAGCCGCGATCACATCTTTCTCGTTCAACTTGCCTTCATTCTGGGCACGTTGTAGTTGCACTTGCGCACTTCCCAAACTTGAGACGAAGCCAGCAATGCTCTGGATATCATTCGTGGATTCGGCCACGGACTTTATCGCCGACGTTGCAGCGTTAACCCCAGCTATAATTGCTGAGATCTCCGCAATCATTGGATATGGTTCACGAAGATAGTACAGAGTCCCGTAACAGCAGAAGCAACAACCAGCCAAGCCAGCTTTTCCCAGCGTTTTGCGTGAGAGTCAGTGGCCTTGCGAAGCTCTCGAAGCTCCACGACACACTCTCCCCACCGATGGGCGCATTCTTGCTCATGCTTGGCGATCTT